AAGCAGTGGTATCAACGCAGAGTACTCGCGGTAATCGCACAACCGCCGGCGCGTGTCGATCGACCAAAACCGGGGCAGGGAACACCGCCGTTTGTCAAGCAAATAGTGTGTAACCAGAAGTGTTACAAATCGTATGGAGGGGCGATTACCGAACCAACAAAAGGTTGCTTGTCAAGTCGTCATCTGTTAGTATTATCAACAACCGATAAAGCGTCACAGAACGCTGGCAGAATATCTACCCTTTCAAGTGTCCCACTAGAGCGACACTGTAACTTACATCTTTGGTCGCGCACTCTCAACGCGCGAGAACGAAGTACTAACTTGGCATCCAAGCGCAAGCTAAAAAAGAGTGTCACTAAGTCTACTGCGAAAGCGGTAGCAGATCGCGCACGCAGTGCGGTAGCGGATCGCGCACGTAAGGCGGCGAGCGATCGCGCTCGCGTTGCAAAGCGTACTCTCAAAAAGCAAGCGTCCAATACCCGCAAACAGATCGCTACAACGAACAGGCAAATAGCGGCGACCAAACGAACGTTACGCAAGCAATCCAAAGACCTACAATCGCAGATTGAAAAGTTACTCGGTGAAGAGTACGATAGCTTAGCGCAAGCAAAACGCGCATTGAAGCGCGAGACGGTTCCCGCAAAGAAGTCGCTTCCGAAACAGATCAAGAAAGCCGCACTCAAGAGTATCAAGAGTGCGGTTAGTAATGTGACTGAGAGAACGGTACGCGGTACCAAGACATTATACGATAAGTTCAACAATCCCATTGGTGAGAAACCTAGCAAGCAATCGCAACCGCACATTGACGTTACACCGTCGCAGAAGATTTACAGTTTGCGGGAGTTGCGCGACGGGGATCGCCGTAAGGTGACAGAGTACCTTGACGATAGACTCAACGCGAACGCACTAGATAAGGCGTTATTGAAACCCGGCGAAATGTGGGCAGCGCAGGTACAGTATCGGTATACGGGATTGGATGGTAAGGTTCACACTGGGTATGCAAAGACTTGGAATACGTTTCAATCCAGTTACGCGTTATTTAGACGGTTAGCGGGATATATTGAGAACGCAAAGATTAGTCCGACACAAAAAGCGAACTGGTTGAACCAGATCAAGATACTCAAGATCGATGTTCCGCAAGCGCAGTATGACGCGGCAAAGAAAGCGGAAAAATCGAAGTCGGATACACGGCGTAAGAAAGTATCAAAGAAACTGTCAAAGAAAGGTGCAACGGTTCCGATAAAGAAGATGAGTAAAATTCCACCAAAGAAAGGCTAACCGATCATGCCAAAGAAAGGGTACAACGAAGAGGTATGCGAACACTGCGATGGATGCGGACTGGTAGGGATGCGCGATGTGAAACGTGACGCGAATCCTTTTCATGTATCGGTATGTGCATCCTGTAACGGTCACGGCGTTGTGTTAGTGAAGCGGAACGCTGGGCAGGTTCCAACACGTATCATAAACTATGACGATGACGATATCATTCGCACGATGCGAGAAAGGTTATCTCAATGATGAAAAACATAATTCGATTAGTATTTCGGTTACTAGGATTCTTCGCTGTGATAGAAGGATTCGGAAGAGGCTGGATAGGGTTTGGAATTGCGCCACACGGTTTCATATTTTGGCACACCGTATTGTGGTATTTATTAGGTTGCGTGGGTATAACAATAATTGAGGAAACGGAAAGGCGCAAAGATCAATGACCGCGCTTGAACTTATCCTGTATCTAGAAACGATCCCCGACGATGCTAACGTATGCATCAAAGTGATCTTCGGGGAAGGGCGAACAAACATGGTTCGCGGAACGTACTACGATCCTGTTACGAATGCGGTCACCTTACAGGATCACGTAACCGAAATAAAACCGCGCGAGTTTATAGCAAAAGATGGTTCCACGTATGACGTACCGTGGGGCGAAACGAAACGTAGTAGCTAACCCGTAACATGATGGGGTGAAATCAAATGGCGATACCGTATCCAAAATTGTATGAGATAGAACGTGCAGCAAAGGGTAACGTTCCAAGCGCCGTTCTATTGAAAATTGCGCTAGAAGAATTATGCCGTTATTCAAACATGACTATGGACGAAGAACACGCGGTGTTAGTCGGTATCGCACGCGCTACAGAAAGGGTGCAATAACCATGTTCGTAAAAGTGAAAGATTCCGGCGTTCCTAAGCGCGAAACTACCATATCCGTTGCACATCAAGATGACGAGGTATTTATCGCGTTAGATGATAAGCATGTAAACGCGATTGGATTGTGCATCTATTTATCGCACGATGAGGCTATCCAGCTTATCAACGATTTAGTGTTTCATACAACCGTCAGGCATGGGGCGAACTAATGGATATGAAAGCGTGGTCAAATGACGAAGTAACTTTGCGTATCCGTATGCTCGAAACGATGTTGAACCGGGGCGGATTCGAGAACGATGAAATTATGCGGGATCAAATCTTGCGCGAGGTAGCGACGTGGGAAGAGTTATTATCGCGGCGCGGTAGCGGTATCAAGGTGGTGACGCGATAATGAAACCCATTTACACTATCGATGTTGAAACCGATCCCTTCGAGCATAACCGTGACCCGTACCCGTTCGCTGTTGGTTTATATACTGGCAGCGAATGGTACTCAACGTGGGGCGACGATTGCATCGCAAAGATGCACGACATAGTGCGTACACTTCCACCGGGAATTATCTATGCACATAACGGGGGAAAGTTCGACTTCTTTTTTATGATGGATTGGATCAAAGATAAGAAGGATATTCTCATCATCAATGGTCGTATTGTGAAGGCAGCGGGATGGCGCAACGATAGCAGTAAGGATCACGAGTTGCGGGACAGTTACGCGTTGATGCCGTTTGCGCTGAAACAGTATAAGAAAGAGCGCATTGATTATCGGTGTTTTGAGCGGGATCAACGGAACGCAAACAAGAAACAGATTCTAAGCTATCTCAAAAAGGATTGCGTTTACCTACATGAGTTGTGCGTCGAGTTCGCGGACAGGTTCGGGGATAATATCACTATCGCTAGCACGTCTATGAAAGAGTTCAAAAAGCTGTATGAGTTCGAGACACTGACAGAGTTAGAAGACGATATGTTTCGTCTCCCGTTTTACTTTGGCGGACGCGTGCAATGTTTCGAGAAAGGTATCATCAAACCGACGCGCGGCAATACCATCAAAGTGTACGATATCAATCAAGCGTACCCGTTCGCTATGCGAAACTTTTTGCATCCGATCAGCAAACCGTTACCGCGTGTTGGAACCAGTATCACAGATCAAACGTTTTTCTTGACGGTGTACGGACGCAACCACGGCGCGTTTCCGTTACGGACAAAAGCCGGGTTATTGTTCGACGTTCCGCGCGGTAAGTTTTCCGTTTCAATCCATGAATATAATGCGGCAATTGAAACGGGAATGTTCGAGTGCGAGGATGTGTTAGATTGCTATGACTTTGAACAGGCATCAACGTTTGATAAGTTCGTTGATAAATTCCATCATCTGAGACGCGAAGCGCAGTTGTCCGGCGACGATGTTGGGAGCCTGTTATATAAGTATGTCGGTAACAGTTGTTATGGCAAGTTCGCGCAGAACCCGGACGACTATTACAACTTCATGCTAACGGACGATAAAACGAACTTGAATCCGAACGGTGATCCTGATGGCTATTATCCATGCACCATTGTCGAGTTTGCAAACTACATACTTTGGCGTCAGCCGAACATGTCAGTCAAGCGTTATAACGTCGCAACCGGAGCATCCATTACGGGTGCGACACGTTCGTTACTTATTCGCGCGCTTGCGTCCGCAAAACGTCCGCTCTATTGCGACACTGATTCGATCATCTGTGAGGAACTAAACGGTGTCCCGTTGGATGCTACTAAAATCGGGCATTGGAAACTGGAAAAAACAGGCAACAAGTTCGCGGTAGGAGGACGGAAACTGTACACACTTTTTGCGCCTATATGTCCCAAGTGTGGCGGCACTAAAACGCGCGTACAAGGTGCTTGCAAGAAACCGGAAGATCGTGACGATATGTTCCATGAATACGGTGCGGTAAAGTTGGCGTCTAAGGGTGTTCACCTTACGCCAAGCGAAATTGTTGACGTTGCGAGTGGCAAAGAAGTGACCTATAAAAAGGATGCGCCAACGTTCAACTTTAAGACGCACACTAGCAGCTACATAACGCGCCGGGTTAAAATGACGTGAAAAATAGTTGTTGACTTTCCCGTAAAGATGTGATTCAATTGAGACTTACCGCCCCGCGTCTACTCGCATTGGGGTGTCTGATTCCCGCCGGGATGAGAGACACGATCTGCGACCAGATACGGGGCGGTGTTATTTTGCAGCATCATAAGCGTACACGATAAGGGTGCAAATAGATGGCGCAATTTACGTTTGTCCGTAACGCGATACAAGACGCCGCAGGTTTATCGCTTGAGTTCGCTGAAAATAATGGCGGCGATACGCTATTTGCGGCATTCGTCGCGGTCGATCTATTGGGAGCGTTTGGCGATCCGCCACCATCAACGCTTGTGGATAGCAACAATAATACATGGACGTTAGCGGTGTCCCGTTTCAACCGTCCCGCAGCGATAGCTAACTTTATATCTTGGGCCATTTATTACTGCGAAAAATGTCAGAACAGTTCCGGCGCAAATACTCTTGACGGAACAACGGTATTTACAGATTCAGGTTCGGTGTTATCCGTATGGGTTATTGGTGTGGAGTTTTTCACGCCGTTTGCTAACATAACGTTCGATACATACGATGAGATCGATGGAAGTTCATCAACCGACGCGAGTATATCGTACACGCAAGGCGTTGACGATGCGTTGATTCTTTGCGGCGTTTTTGATGCCGACTTGAACACGTTCACGGCTGGTGTTATGGCTAACCCGCCAAACACGCCGACAACATCCCGCAACGAACAGGTAGCGGTATCGGCAATCGCAAACAGTAACGGTATCTTTGGCGCGTTTGAGACACTGATTGCGAACAATCCGCAAGACCTGCAAATGTCTATCGCGTCCGCAACGGACGCATTTTCTTTTGCGGCATCGTTTGGTGGTACGAATGCGACGGGTGGAAGCGCAGCGGAAACGCTTACGTTCTCCCTCAATAAAGGGCCCGATCCAACCATCCCGATTGAGGGGCGCGCTATCGCTACGGTACAGATTGATTGTACGCAACAATTATCACATCTTTTTACCGCACCAATTGACTTCCCGGAATACGCCAATTACGGCGACATTGACAACTCGCCAAAAGCGTTCGTAGTAATCGACTTTGACTTGGAACATTTATTCCAAGGTTCCGGGCTATCGCAAGTTCGCACTTTGATGGCATGGAGTCGTCCGCAGTTCGTTGCTATCGGCGGTGTTCCGCCGCGTGAGGATTCGGCGGACATGGATGCGATACCGTTCTTCCCTGCTTTATTGACTAACCTAACCACGTTACAGACTGTCGTTTTAGGTGGTTCCGCAGTCCGTTACAATAACGGTTCGGATGTTGCAGACGGTCAAAAGTCTTACGGCGAATCGTTGATCTATCCGTTCCCGGCAAATAAGCATAGCTTGAAGTATCGTTTTATCGCTCCACAGAACCAGAACGCCGCTAACATCCCGATTGGTAAATATACGCTGCAATTTTGCAATTGGGAGATACCGCCAATGTTGACGTGCGGTGTGATCGCAGAAACGCCTGACTAGTGGAAGATCAACTATAACGCAACTCTAACTGTTACATGATGGGGTGACGATAACATGGACGGAATGACGATGATGCTCAAGAGTTTCGGGATTGACCCGGAACAGATCAAGAAACAGGTAACGGAAACCGCCGCAAAGCTATTCGAGAAAGTGGAACAGATCGAAGCGGCACAAGCGCGGATCGAAACGAAACTCGACTTCGTTTTAGGGTGTTTGGAAAAGAGCATCCCATTAGCGCCAGGTAATATGGACGCGATGAACGCTATCGAATCCGAACCGGAAACGCTACAACGTGCGGACGTGCAAAATTCGTCCGAGAAAGAATCAGGTTCGCTCGACTATGCCCGATGAAATAGTAGTACCCGCAGCGGCGTTGGATAGCGCTATCGAAGCGCACGCCGAAATGGACGCCGCAGCACATCAACAGATTGCCAACACGGAAGATGAGGATTACAAATGGCTAACCGATCGCTTAGACGCTCTCCAAACGGAAGTGGCAACGTTACGCACAATGATGGCGTCAACGGAGACGCGGGACAGCGAAATACTATCAGCGTTCCAGTTGTCGCAGGAATCGGCGCGGACGATGGCGGAACAGAACCGGACGCTGATCGAAGCGCAGACACGCATGATCGAAACGCTAACAGCGAACCTGACAGCGCTGAGCGAATCCGCGTTGTTGAAGTCGATCCCGCCCGAATCGGAGATTTCATCGCAGATCGCGCCGCCGAACGGGGAACAGATAGCGGAGACGATAACAGTGGCGGAAGTCGTACCCGGAAACCACGCGCCGCATACGGTTCAAAGAAGCGCGGAAAGCGGGAAGAAAAGAACCAGAATATAGAACCGTTGGTAACGATGATACATACGTGGGGTGCGGTTTTACTCAAAACACCGGAACTTATGCTGTCAACGGATGAGTCCCAAAAGCTGTCCGAGTCTTACGCGCAGTTTTGCGAACATCACGAAGTTCCGGTACTCACCGAAAAACGTATGTCGGAAGTCAACCTTATCGTCGCCGTGTTGAGCATCTATGGGCCACGTCTGATCGCTATCAATAACCGCAAAAAGAACGAACGCAAAAGCGGCAACGTAACTCAAATGCCAACACGTGGAGTAGTCAACCACTAAGTTAGGGAAAGGTTTTTACGACGCGAGAGCGTCGTCAAAGACGGTACGAAGTACTGGCAAAGATCATCCCCATTGACGGTGACAAAGTACGCTTGCCGGGATCGTCCGATAGGATCACTCTTATAGGTCACACCGGAAGCGGCAAGAGTCACGCGGCAATGTGGCATCTAAGTAACGCGAACTTTGACAAGCAACCTTGGGTGATCATTGACCCGAAAGAGGAAGAGAAGTTTGATGGTATCGAGGAAGCGGAAGTTATCAGCTTCGATAAGTTTCCACGGCATCCGGGCATTTACATCTTACCAACAACCCGTTACGATATCGTCGCTTTAGACGAATGGTTAGCGGGAGCATTAGAGCATCAACGAATCGGCGTGTATATCGATGAGGCAAGCGAATGCGGATTTGGCCCGGGATTCGAGACGTTTCTTACACGTGGGAGGTCGCGTCGCTGTCCCGCTATCACGCTATGTCAGCGTCCGGTCAATGTCTCCCGTTACTGTTTTTCCGAAGCGCAATTCTTCCAGTGTTTTTCTCTGACTGATGAACGCGACTATAAGACGTTGCGGGGATTCGCAAAAGTACCGGACATGGAAAGGTATCCGTTAGAGCAATACAAATCGTACTACTATGACGTTGGTTGGAAGCGGTCATATCCGATGGGGAAGTTTCCGCCGATGGATCAAATTTTGGACACGATCAATAGCCGCATGGAATCGCGTCCGCAACGACGTAGGTTGTAAGTGCACAGTGAGACGGTTTTCGCGTAAGCGAAAATGCAACAGCAAGTCGAACCAACGAAGGGAGAATATAACCGTGGCAAATGACAACATCATTAGCTGGAATTTTGCGAACTGGGTAACGATCACCGTTATGGCGCTGATCATGTTCGCACTGTTCGGCCTTGGACAGAAGTACGTTCAAGGCAACAGCGGACAGGCGGCGAGTTAGGCGTATGGAACTGATCAATACCAAGCTCATTGGCCACCCGCTCAACTGGGCGATTGTGTTTCTCATGTTGGTAATCGCAGCGATTGCCGGACATGAGATTCTTTCACTCGCAAAGATTGAACCAGTTGTAACGTCAACGTAAGCATAAACCGTAACGGGCAATACCATCCTTACCAATCGAGGTAACGAAAATGGCAGATGAAACCGCCGAACAGAGAACGACAAACGAAAATGCAATAAAACCCGCTCCCGTTGCGCCGCCGAAACCCGCTGGCCCAACCGACACCGAACGTATCGCCGCACTAGAGAAGCGCATTGATAGTCTTGAAGCGCGTCTTAAAAAGAAGATCGCGTACCTGTAGTTGGTTCGCGTAATTTAGCAGCTATTTAGCAATCAACCGTCAAGTGACAAGGAAAGAGGAACGATATGCCAGCAGCAACAGCGCAGCAGCAAATGAATCCATGGCAACTCAACATGGCGCAACGACGCTCCGTGTTAGCGTCCGCCGTCAAGCGTAAGCAACAGATCGTCTCAACTACATTCAATCCAGCGAACGGAAACGTGTTCGTTTGCAATCAGATTCTCGCTGTCGGTTTGTTGCTTCGCTTCTACGTTGAAGTAGTTGCAACGTTCGGCGTACTCGGTTCCGGTTCCACAGCGGTAACCGACTTTGGGCCAATGAACCTGTTGTCCAATGTGCAGTTCACTGACCTACAAAATAACCAGCGCCATAACGCGCCGGGTGTTCAGTTCGCTATGACGCAAGGATTCAAGGATCGTATGCCGTTTGTTTCGGCGCAAACGTTGGCGCAGTCAGAAGGTAACTTTGGCGCGAACTGGGCACTTGCATTCGCAACCGCACCGACAACGGGCGCAACTGGTTCGGCGCGTTGCGTGTACGAAATTCCCATCGCTTACAGTGACGACGATTTGCGCGGTTCCATCTACGCAAACGTTGTGTCAAATCAGATGAACCTACAACTCACCGTGAACAGCAACCCGGCACCGTTCGCGGGAGACGATACGTTCGCGGTGTTCTACGGTTCCGCAGCGGTGTCGGCAATCACGTCTGTAACCATCAACATCTATCAGGAGTATCTTGACTCACTCCCGATTGGTCAAGGTGGGATCGTTCTACCGCAGTTGGATATTTCGACACTGTACCAGTTGACTTACACCAACTTTGCGAACCTTACCGCCGGACAGGATAACTACATCCAGTACACGAACTTTCGACGGTTCATGTCGCTGCTCACAATCTACAATAGTACCGGCACACGTGGCGGACGCTTGACAGGTTCCGATATCACGTTCTGGAAACTGGTATCCGCCAACCTGACAAGCATCTTCCAAGTCGGGCCACTCGAACAGGCACGAATGCAGCGACGGATTCTAGGCACCGATCCGCCTCCGGGAACGTATTACTTCCCGTCACGCAAGCAACCTATTTACACGCTTGCAAGCGGCAACATGCAGCTTGATCTAGTTCCCGCAACGGCTGGCGCGTCCGCGTACCTGTTCGTTATGTGGGAGTTTTTCGCACAACAGAACACGTTGACACAAGCTGGTTCTCTCAACGCTGGTTCTTAGTGCGGTACGAAGTACCCGCGTCTGTCGGTTCACCCCATCCGGCGCGGGAACCGGAAGCGGGTACGGTGCATCCTCACCGTACCCGCACCGTAACAAGATCAGGAAAGGGATTCGCACATGCAAACGGGCGAAGGTATTATTACCAAGATTTATTCGTGGATTTGGCATCCATCGAACAGCAACGAAACGCTTACTGATTGGTTGGCATTCGTGATCCTCATTTTGCTAGTCGCCTACTTGTGGTCAACCGTGATCCGCGTAGTCGATTAGTAACCGCAACCGCAACGCAAATCTGTAACAGAAAGGGTAACATATGAAGATGCCGCATTGGGGAATCATCATCGCAGTTCTTCTGGTAGGCTATCTGGTTGGCGTCAAGTTCCCGTCAACTGGACAGTCCCTACTGTCGAAAGTCGGCGTCTAATTGGACGCGGATAAAGCAGCGTCCGAAACCGTCACCGTAAACCATTGCCCGAACTGCGAACGGTTAGCGTTCCGAACTGGTATCTCAGAACTGTTCATTTTGTTCGGCATTTTCACCATCGCTTGCGTGTTGATTGCGCTTACGTTGGATCGTCGCATTCAGGCGTTATCATAACGATGAATCAAACCAACTGGATTGCCGCGTTCCTGATCATGGGATTTATCGTGTACGTGATCGTCAAAGGACAGTTACCGCAGTATCGCGCAATAGTAGGGGTTTAGAAACAGATAGTCTTTGAGGATACTTTGCCGTGCCTATTTTCTTCGGAGTCGTTGGCGTCCTTTTTATCGTCGCGGGAGCGCGTGGACAATCGTCCAATTTATACGCGCTGATCAAAAGCGACTTTTCGGGACAGCCAAACTACTTTGAATGGATGATTGCTATATTCATTGTTGGCGCGATTGGGTACGTCAAAGAACTGTCAACGATAAGCCGCATGTTCATGTTCATTGTCCTACTCGGTTTGCTGTACAAAAACAAGCAAGTGTTTTCGGAACTTAGCGCACAAGAAAAGGCGACACCGCAACCGTCCGGTAACGCGACACAGAACACACCGTCAACATCGACACTTGGCACGTTGCCGCAACTGCCAACTCTACCGCAAGATTTATCTAATAATATGATGGGCGCTATTGTTGACGGCGTACCCGGTTATATCAATAGAACGACAAACGTTTTTACTCCTCAATAGGAAAGGATTCAAAATGGAAAACAACATCGTTGCCGGAATCGTTACCATCTTCACCGCAATTATCGGTGTCGCTATCATCGCCGCGCTGGTATCCAATAAGGCGCAAACGTCACAGGTAATCGGTGCGGCTGGTAACGCGTTCTCAGGTTCGCTTGGGACTGCGCTTGGCCCAATCACCGGATACACGCCGCAGTCAGGCGCGGGACTCGGTTTTGGTGGTGCGTCCGAAATTAGCTACCAGTAAGACACCTTGTAACCGCAACCATAACGGGAGCAAATTCCAATGCCGAAAAACCGACACGTCAACCGTGCGATGAATGCGATGTTTGGGCAACGTCCGCCGAACAGTCAAGTTCTTCCCGATCCAATGCATCAACAGTCGCCATGGTTTTGGACGGCTGGTCCGGTATTTTATCCGGGTGCGGACGGTGCAATTCTCAATAGCAAACTGTCGAAACCGTGGCAGGTTCGGGAAGGGTATGCGTACCGCGTCGCTAACCCGCAACGCTATTCGGCATTGCAACCGTCGCAGTTGTACGCGCCGAAAGGCGTTCCAACTGTTGGTATCAATATCCAGCTTGGGAATGAGGGTGTCCTAACACCCGCCGTGAACGACGATGGAACCTTCCCCGATCAAGGCGTCTTTGGGTATGATCCGGCAACGCAAACGTTGACCGCGTCTTCTTTCGAAGGAGAATGGTAGCACTTCGTACCGTTCTGGACGCGCTAACGCGCGTGAAAACTTTTTGTAGAGAGCAGGTGGCAAGTGGAAAAGTATCTCGCGTGGTTCAAGGAACACCCATTGGAAACGGCGGGAATTGTTGTCGTTGTTCTCGGTGCGGTTTACTTGTACAGTTCATCGTCAAGTTCCGCAGCGTCTCCCGCAGCGTCGAACAACAGCGCAGCAGCCGACTACTATAACGCGCAGCTACAGGCGCAACAGTTGGCAGCACAATCATCGTCACAGGCGGCGCAATTACAGACGCAACAGTATACGTCTTCGTTAGCGGCAACGGTTCAGAACAACGAAACCGCCGCGCAACTGGCAGCAATTCAGGATCAGGATGCTACCGCCGTTCAATCCGCGCAGATACAGGCGAATGCGAACACGGCAATAACGCAGGTGCAAGCCAACGTTGCAGTTGACCAGATTGGCGCAACGCAACAGGAAACGGACGCACAAACACAAGCGGAACTAGAATCGCAACTTGGCGCGTACAACGTACAGAACACCGCGAACAACGATCAACTTACCGCGACAACTGACCAGATCAATGGTCAGATATCGCAGGCACAGATCGCCGCAAACGTTGCCAACACGACGACCCAAGCACAGGTGCAAGAGAATCAGGATAATCTTGCGTCCGTTCTCGGTCTCGTAACCGCACAGGATCAGATGACGGATGCGACGAATCAAGACCAGTTATCGGCACTCGAAAATAACAACGCAACTACCGTCTCACTTAGCGGACAACAGTACGGTTATCTCAACAATGAATTGAACGATGTAACCGCCGTCAATCTAACGCAGTTGGGAGATGCGACACAGTTAGAGACACAGGCGCAAGCAAATCAGTACAACTTGGAACAGACGATTATCCCGCTTGCTGGCAAGCAAATGAACAGCGCACTTGACGCTACCGATCAAACGTCCATTTTGCAGACCATTCTTGCGGGTGGTAACGCGTCCGTTGCCGTCGCAGGAGATGCAGCATCTACAGGCGCAAATTCTTCGGGCAACAATCAACTGTCAGGTATCCTCAATGCAATCTCTAAACCAATCGGTACCGTAGCGTCCGGATTGTTCGCGTAAGAACGTCGGTTTTCGTGCAACGAAAATGCAACAGCAAGACGTTCCAAATTCGATCCAAAGAAAGGGAACAATGAATACACCCAATCGACCAGTCTTTACCAGTTCGTCTATCGCTACGCCGCGCAGTCTGGGTTACTCGTACTTACCCGGCAACGTTCTGCAAACCGTTACCGCGCCGTCGCCTATTCGCACGTTCGGTTCCTCTGCGAGTCCGCAACCCGGTTCGTACCAGATACCGCAAGGGCGCAACTCAACCAGTCCGCAACAGATTGGATCAACCATCGTCAATGATGGTTCGGGAAACTCGTTCGTTCGCCGTCTTAGTAATGCGTTGTTTTCGTAATCTACTACGTGTATCGATCCGTGTTTCCTTGCCGCGTATCTTTGCGTTGTTCTTTTCGTGTATCTATATGACGGAGGTAAACGTCAATGAAAGACAATTTTTGGACGTATAGTTTCGGCGCAATCGGTGCGTTGTCTGGACTTGCGTATTTATACTACCAACATACGCAACCGAATCAAGCGCCCGTTACCAACGTCTTTCCGCCACTCAATACCAGTGACCCGGCATCGACAACTTCTAGCGAACCAGTACCAGTGGACGAAACCGCAACGGTAACACAACCCGTAACTGGGAAACAGAAAGTGAAAACGTACCCGATATATTACACGTAAGAAAGGTGACACCGCACATGCGTAACACAGGCGGTAACGGTAATCAGTCTGGGCAACCCGTTCCAGCGGTTCCCTATCCAGCACACGGAACGTCAACCGGAACAGTGAAACCCGTCAAACCATAAGGAGACATTTTCGATGGATGCATTATCGCTTGTCGGAAACGCCAACATAACCGGTTCGTTGTTTGTCAATAATACTGATCCAACAACTGCAACCGTAATCAATGACTCAAGCGGTAATGGTATCACCCTATCGGAAACGGCATCGGGTGGTATCGTCATTGAATCAAACGGGGAAGTTGAAATAGATGGCGCATCACTTACGTTGCGGGGAACGGGCGGCGATATTGGTATTGTAACCGTTCGAAATATGTTGACGTTTAGCCAAATTTATAACGATGCCGGAAACCCGTTGCCCGATGCGTCCGCTGTACCCGCCGGAACACGCGCGGTGGTAAGCGATGCCACATCGCCTACTTTTATGGGCGCGTATATCGGTAATGGTACGGTTACATGTCCGGTATTCTGTGACGGTGCAGCGTGGTACACGGCATGAGTAGCACGTTTACTATCGATTCACTCGCCGCCGCAATTGCGCGGGAAGAAAACGTCAACCCGGCATATAACAATCCGGGTGGACTATCCGGTGCCGGAGATACGGGAACGTCTTTCGGTGCCGGACTAGGCATTTATTCGACACCGCAAGCTGGCATGTCTGCGCTTGAAAAACAGCTTGCACTAGACGCGTCCGGCGCGTCTTCTGTTTACTCGCCGGACGAGACGCTGCAACAGTACATGCAAACGTATACGGGAGGGAATGCGAATGCGGGTACAGTCGTTGGGTCGATTTTGGGTGTTCCGTCATCGACAACAATCGGTGCATTTGCGCCGTCAACGAATCCTCAATCTAGTTCCGCGAGTCTGCCAGCGTCCGCATCCGGCAATAGTTCGAGTTCTGCAACGTCACAAAGTACGTCGCTTATTCAGACGCTACTAGCGAAGCTGATACCCGGTTACAAACCGAATGCGGGATCGAACATCGTTGTCGATAGCGTTACCGTTGTCGTTGGACTGATCCTGATAACGGGCGCGGTGTTCGGATTCAAAGCGATACAGGAAACGGTTGTGTCAGGTGTCAAGAGTGGGGCAAGTTTAGCGGCGTAAGAACGTCGGTTTTCGTGCAACGAAAATGCAACAGCAAGACGTTCCAAATAAAGTGTCAAAATAAGTGTTGACATAAGGGTACGCGAAAGCGTACTCTTTTTGTATGCTGTAAGGAGCGGCGAATATGAATCCACAATTTATAGCTGAGTACATCAATTCATTGAACGCGTTAGTTCGCGCCGATGTGACTAATGAGAATTTCATGGCCCTGAGAAAAACACATGACAATAACGTTGAAAGAATGAGTGCTGATGAACTTATTTTTGCACAAAAGATTGACGACTTCCTTACCAGATAGTAGTATTGTTTTAGGTCGGAACAGTGATCATTTCAAGATGGGGTGTACAATATGTCAACCGCCAATCCTTCCGTTCTCTCTTTCGATGTAGTCAAGCGACTTACAACGCCGTTCCTCATTATCCCCGACGACGGTACACCAAAGTATCTCCGTTTCGAGACGGCAATCAAGCCGGACGATACAACGTTCTCCGAACGCGTCCGCAAAGCCAAGCCGGATGCGGAAGGGAAACAGAACACTGCGCCGATGAATATGGCGAAAGTTGTTGACCTACAGACAGGTGAAGAGTTCCGCTTGGTGGTACACGAAGTGCTACATAACACTCTACAGGAAGCGTACCCCAACGATTCCTACGTCGGTAAGATGTTCGAGATCAAGAAAACGAAGCGCGCCGGGAAGCGCTACTTCTCATTCGATGTGACAGAGATTCGGTTGAAGTCGGACAACAGCGACACCAAAAAGAAGTAGACGCCGCCGCCACTTCCTGATACACTCTTAGTACCAAAGAGATTGATCGCCATTCGCACCCGGTTCGCGCCAAGTGACCGGGTGCATTTTCTTGCGCTCCGATCCGGTGACGCTAATTTGCGCTTGACAGCGTGACCGGGTTGTGAGATAGATCGCCCCTCCATACGATTTGTAACACTTCTGGTTACAGTACTCTGCGTTGATACCACTGCT